TCTCCCTTCTTAACAAGTTGGGGGGCAGAGCTGTGGGGTTGCCTGATGGTCGGTCGGAAGTATTACTGTCCAAAAACCATTAAATTCGGAAAAGGCCCTAAACAGGTCGTTTCTGAACTTGGTTATGTTCAGTATGCAACCGGCCAACCAATGGGTGCGCTCAGTTCATGGGCGATGCTAGCATTTCTCCACCATGCGATCGTTCAGTGTTCTGCCTTTAAGGCAGGTGTGATATCTCCCAAGGAACCATGGTACGCAGGCTACGCCGTCTTGGGAGACGACGTGGTCATAGCGCGTGATTGTGTAGCCAAGGAGTACGCTGGGATAATGACTTCTCTAGATGTCGGTATTGGGGCACATAAGTCCCTAATATCAACAACGGGCAAGGCATTGGAATTTGCGAAGCGGACATTCCTTAACGGAGTGAACGTTTCAATGGTTCCATTTGCCGAGTTCGTGGTGGGCCGGTTATCGTTAGCCGGTCTTCTGGAGCTGACGCGTAAGTACTCATTATCTTTTGGACAGATGCTATCTGTCTTAGGATATGGGTACCGCGCGAAGGCCTCAGCATCGAAGAGATTGTTCAGTCTTCCAAAACGACTCCGTAACTATATAATTACGTTCTATGGTCCTGGGGGGCCTGGTTACAAAGGATTGAAGGGGTGGTTACCTTTAAAATCGGTAACTTCTCTCTACAAGACTTCGGTGACTAGGGTTCATGGTCTTTGTAAATTATTCTTCGAAAGTGAGGTCAAACTCATTCTCGAATACCTAGACTCTTACTCGGAGCTAATAGCTCTGGCTAAGAGGTTAGGGACGGTTTACAGGGATCGTGAACACTATGGCGTGGCGCCAAGAGGAGCTGATCGACAATCGAAACATGGAGGGATTGAAGCGACTACGCCTAGCGAAGTCGTGGATTCCCTAAATGAGACGGTATATCGAGAGGCTTTTCTTGACTCAGTCATAGCCGCCCGGGACCTACGTACCAAGCTAGAGGAGATCTCACTTGGTCAGCCACAACCGCAGAAGATGGTTATGGAGCCAACGGATGCTCGTCTAATTGATGGAGTGTGGAAGAGACCGCAGACTTTAGAGGAGTATAATGCTTCTCTAGAGCGAGCGTGGTCTACTATGCGGGCCGAACCAGGCCTGTGGACGTATGCCACTGAAGTGCCGTCAAACGCATTTTGGGTACCGACCGCACCACCTTCTTTTATTCCTGCCCCGCCGGCCGAACAACCGTCTTCGACGGGAGTGGACCTGGACTGGGAAGGCCTTGAGAATCTGTGGACGCAGTTTCGAGAAATCGAAACTGCCTTTGCGTCTTTACCATTTCCAAGAAACATTCAGAAGCGGGTATCAGAGGGTAAACCTCCGACATCCGAATCGAAGATGCTCAAGAGATGGTATCGATACTCTAGTACGTTCCGGGCAACTGTTGACCCAGTCAGTTAGATGTGTCTAGGATGGCCCCTAAAGAGGGGACTCTTTGGGGGTGCGGTATCTTGAGCTCGGCTCCGAAGGTATTCTAAGGAACAGGAATTGAAATAGATCACCTACCTTAGTATATCGAAGTGGAATAACCAAATCGCCTAAATAACTTTAGGAAGAGACGCCGAATCGAGGTGTTACGGGTAACACCGTGACTCCGCGAATACCGTAAGTTAAGCTTGAGATCGGCCCTGAAGGGCGATTACAAATAGGAGTTGGAATAGACCACCTATGTGATCGTACTGAAGTAGGATAATCAAATCGCTTCCTGAAAGGGAAGAAGAGACGCCGAATCGTGTAATACGACTTGACATACATCCTATCCACATCCAGGAAAGCATGGAGGATCCGAAAAGGTACCCTTCGTGCTCTGATCGTGAGCGGCAAGACGCCTGAGAAGGTTATTGCTTAGGTTTATTTTCCCTCGCAAGGAAGGTATTCTGATGGTGCTCGCGTGAGGAA